TCGACCTCGAGCTGTTGCGTGATGCGCCCGCATATACCGCAGGTATACGCGGACGCGAGTAGCACCTCGTGCCGCAGGCGGAACCACCGGGCCCGTGCATACCACAGCTTGGGATTGTGCTCGGGGCAGCGGCCTCGACGCACCAGCACCGAGCACCCCGGCTGCACGCAGTACTGCATATCAGGGTTTCGGTACCTCGAGCGCGACGGCGCGTTCGTGCAATTCCTGCAGCGCGCACACGGTCACGGCGAGCGACTCCATGACGGTCAAGAGTTGATCCTTGAGGGCCTGCCAGGGACACGCCGGCAGATGATCGCGGAGGTCGCCATCGCAGTACGGGCAGGTTCCCATAATCCCCGTTATCAGACTTACGCCGAGATTTTCGCCTCAAACGGGAGCACGCCTTGTCTGAGCCGTTCGGCGGACGCCTGCCGCCCTAAACGTCGCTTCACACGCGAGGCAGTCAATACCGCACTCGTCGTTGTCCTTCTTCCACGCAGCCAGCATCGGTGTTTCACAAATCGGGCATAAGAGGGGGACGCCTGCCTCCGCTGTCAGTTCGTCAATTTCCGAGAGCATGACGCGCAGCACGCCTTGACACGCTTTCGCCTCGATGCGTTCGGAGTTACTCGCTGAACGCTTCACAACCGCCGAGATTTTCGCCTCGTCCGTGGCGAACGGTAACGCCCCTTGCGCGAGCCGCCGCGCGGCCATCTCACAATACTGCTCGTCTATTTCAATCCCGACTGCCGACAACCCGAGCCGCTTCGCCGCGACTAGCGTCGTCCCAGACCCCATGAACGGATCGAGAATCGTCTGGGGATTCCCAGCGCGGGCAATACACCACCGCATCAACCGTTCGGGCTTTTGGGTCGGGTGTTGCTTGCCCCCATCGACGCCCACCGCCCGATACCGGAAAATACGCGGCGCGAACCGTAACGGGGTCCAGCACACCTCGCACTCCCCAAAGTTCAACCCGTCGATCTGCTTGTCCCAAACCAGATACCCAAACGTCGGCGGCAAGCGCAAGTGCCAGCCGCCCCAAATCATCTGCACGTTCGTGATCGCGATCAGGCGGGCAATGGTTTCTGTGTCGGGGGCCACGTCCCAAGCCATGCGGCCATCGCCACGATTGCCCCCGCTCCGCCGCGTGGCCGCCGATCCGTCGTCCGCGAGAATGCCGTAAGGCGGATCGGTCAACAGCAGATCGAAGCTCTGCGTCCGTAGCCCTTCCCACTGCTCGATCACGTCCCGGCAATCGCCGTGGTAGATCGTGATCCCGTCCTGCTCGTAATACGGCGTCATGGAGCCCCCGTGGTCAGCCCGCCGCCGCACGCATGGCCGTGATTTAGAAACTTCCCGCACTTCCGGCAGGTCGAAACACTGCTTACCCCGGCCAGCCATCCAGCTCCGTAGTGGTCGGCTATGGTTCGCCGGATCTCCTCAACACGAGCCTCATAGCCACACTTCGGACAGAAGCGGTGATCGTCCGCAATCGCCACACCGCAACATTCTGTGATCATCGTGCCCCCGTGGTCAGCCCGCCGCCGCGCCGGGCGTTTTGAACCGCCGCAGTTCCAGCGGCCAGAGGTAGACAATCCAGCGATACGCCACGTAGTTCCGACGCACGAACGCGAGCGTCCAGCGCGGCCACCACAGCACCTGATACCGGCCGATGTTCCAGTGGCGAATACGCATCGTAGGTCTGATAAGGCGGCTAATGTTAACTACCCCACCACCATGATCCCGCTCGGGTACGGATAGTTATTCGGCTGCGTGCGCCACAGCGTGACGTTGTTGAATTGCGCATCGGGCGCATAGGTGTCCAGCGTCGGCTGGCCCGGTGAACTGTCATCACCGAGAATCCCGTACGTGCCCTCGTTCGCATCCGTGTCACGGATGGTCAGCCCGAGAATCGGGCGCTCGGGCCCGTTGAACGCCAGCCATTTGCCATTGTTCGGGCTCCAGAAATTGCAATCACTGAAGGCAATCCCCTCGGCGCCGTGGCCCATCTGGACGCCGTTGCCCTCGCGATACTCGAACCGGCACCGCTCGAACGCAATGCGCCGCATGACGCCGGACGGGTGCGTATCGTCGACGCCCAGAATCTGGATGACGCTGATCGTGTCGCGCGTGACGCATTTGCGGAAGGTCACGTCCTCGACGCAGGCCCACGGATTGCCGCCGTCCTGGTTGCGCACGGTGAGCACGATACAGAACCCGGTTTGCCCGTCGACCCAGCTCTGGGCGAAGTTGCAATCCACGACCGAGACGCGCCGGGCGTTTTTGATCTCAAAGCAGTTTTTGACCGTCGCGCCGGACGGCTTGCTCTGCCAGTAGGTCGGCTTGGTCAGGGTGCAGCGGCGAATGACGATGTCGGCCGGCTGACGGTCCTCGCTCAGCGCGTCGGCGCCGCCGAAAATGATATTTTCCCCGCTCGCCTCCCCGAAACAATCCTCGATGAGCAGGTCGCGCGTGTTATCCCAGCCGGCAATGCACTGCGCGTCCTGCGCATGGTGCAGATCGCGAAAGCGCGACTTGGTGATCACGACGCCGGGACTGTTGACGGCAATCCCGCGCCGGCCGCCGTACGTGTAGTCGCCGATGAAATCGCAATCGTGGACCTGGGTCCGCTCGCCCGTGGTCAGGAGCGTATGCTGCGGGTCTTTCGATTTGAAAATGCAGCGCTCGAACACGACGCCGGGCGCCGTGACTTCGACCGGGCTTTCCAGAAACTGGTCGGTGATGTGTTCGCCGTCGGTTTCACACTTCAGCATGGGTCTTTCGTTTCTTTCGTGGTTCAGGCCGGCGCGCCCGGCGTTCGTCTTCGTCCTGCCACTCGAGGCAGCTGATCGCCATCGCTTGTAGCACGCGCGGCACATAGCCGGACGCCAAATCCCGGATCTGCCCTTCCGACAAATCGACCAGCGAATACGTCGTCTCGTTCGGCTGACGGCCGATGCCGGCGCCCAGGTCGAGACGAATGACCTGATCTGTCACAGCCATCCGAGTAGAACCATGGCGATCAGCACCCAGGTCAGGACCACGCCCGCTACGACAGCAGCCGTAACAAGGCCCAAGACAGGATGACGGTCAGACTCCAGGCGGCCAGCGTCAATACGACGAGCAGCGCCAGGCCCCAGCGTTCCGGCGTCATGACGCCTCATGGGACCGGCTCATCCTCGCGCCGGCGCTTGACCAGGTACGCCAGCAGCACCTTCCGCAGCGACTCCTCGACCTGCGTCTTGATGCTGTCGATCGTGTCGAGGATCCGCTGGGTGTTCGCGTCGTCGCGCGCCAGGATCGTCGCCGTGTCAGCATCCTGCGTCGTCTGCAGCGTCTCGAGCACCTCGAGGATCAAGTCCGCGGTCGCCTGGTCGGGCGGCGGCGGCAGTTCGCCGCCAGAGCCGCCGAGCTGCGCGAGCTCCGCGGTCGGTTGCCGCCAGTCCGGAATCCGCGCCGGGTCGGCGCCGACCGGGCCGCCGTTGAGCGGCAGCGCCTGCGACCCGTCATCGGTGCAGATGTCCCAGCCTTCGCCGTCGGTACTCCGGAGGATCCAATCGACGCTGTAACCCTGGCTGTTATTGCCGGACGTTTTGGCGAGCAGGCCGTGGGTCGGATCGAGCTGGTTGGCGTAGTACGCGGCGCGGCGCGTCACCAGGCCTTTGTCCTGCTCGACTTCATCCTGGTTCGTGCGCGCTTTAATCTTGCCTTCGGTCAGCAGTTCCGTATGGGCGCGCGTGACGCAGTCGTAGTACGGGTAGCTCATAGCGTGTGTCCTTTATCGCGTCCGTCAGTTCGTCCGGGGTCCACGGGATACGCAGGCCTGCGAGTCGGTATTTGAAGGCGTCCGCGAGATCCGCGATCGTCTCGAATGACTCTCGAGCGATGACGTCACGCAGCACCTTCATCAACAGCCGCTTTTGCATTTCGCGGGGTACTACTCTTTCAACGATCAGAAATCTCTCAAGGGTGATCCGGATCCTGATCCGGATCCTGATCCTGATCCTGTTAATGCCCCTCGTTACGGCCGGCGTTATGGGCCGCGTTATGCCCTGCGTTACGCCCACCGTTACGCCAGCGCCTCTGCCGTTCGGCGCGCACGGACGTTTCGGCCAGTACCTTGTCGAGGGTCTCGTTGTGCCAGCCGTCCGCCTGTTGCGTGAACCGTCGCATTACCGTCTCCCGCAGATCCGGCCAGCGCACCGCATCCCCGGATGCCTTCGCAATCGCACGCTCATCGACCGGCAGCGCGCCGCCCCGCAGCGCCGCCTCGTCGAGCAGGTTCCGGTAGGCGCCCTGCTCCTCGAGGGTCATGTCCACGTAGGCCGTTGAGTGTCGCCATCGGTCAATCCACCAGTACAGGGCTCGGACTCTCATAGGCGCCTTCGGTCACGGTCAGGAGCGGCAGGCCGCGCTGCGTCCGGCGCCGGTTGGCCGCCTGCAGGCAGGCCAGGCAGACGGGCCGCCGCGCGCCCAGGGCGCTCACCAGGTACACGCGCCCGAGCTCGCAGCGGAACATCCGGGCACAGAGACAGCATTCGACGACACCCCAGACCGGCATTCACCACCACCAGCCGCGGCGCCGGAACAGCCGGGCCGCATAAATGTGATCGACGGCCGCGCGCTGCGCCGGCGTGACCTGGTGCGTCCGCGTGATCGTGGCGTGCAGGCCGGCCAGCGTGCGCCGGGCCCACTCGTAGCGGTCGCTGCCGAGCATCGCCTCGAGGTCGTCGGCGAGCTGCATCCAGGGTTCGGCGCGCAGGTCCGGCGCGTCGGACTCGGCGAGGCGGCGCCGCTCAGCCGCGGTCGCCGTCGGGTTGTTCCGCGTCATAGAACATCACCGAGTTGAGAAACGCCTCATCCGGCCGGCCCTGTTTCATGGTGATCCCGGCCTTGATCGGCAGGTTGCGCTGCGCCGCTTTCGCCAGCAGCTTGCCGACGCCCAGGAGTTTGGTCGAGACCTTGAGGCCACGGCCGTCGGCGGTCCACTTGAGGATGGTTGCCTCGTGCCACTCCCCGCGCTGCGCGTAGCCGGTGACGTGATGGAACCCGAACGGCGCCGCGAAAATGTCCACCTCCGACAGCTCCTCGCCGGTGGCCTGGTCGACGACGGGCGGCGGCGGCGGCTCCCCCACTTCCCCGTCGTCGTCGTCCTCGGCCGGCGCGATGCCGACCAGCGCCGCGAGTTGGTAGCGCCGGAGATAGGTCAGGCAACTGCCGACGGCCTGCGGCCCCGCGTCGCGCGCCTGCACGCGGAGCTCGTCGCTCTGCAGCCACTCGCCTGAGCTGTGCAGCAGGAGCGTCGTCATCGCCACGATCCCGGCTTCAGGCGTACTCGGAATCTGGATGAAGCTCAGCTCCTCCGCGGCCAGGGGCCCGGTGGCATCGACGATGGCCGCGAGGTCCGCATACCGGCTGTTGAAATGCGGGTTCTTCGCATCCTTCGTCGCGTGCTGCATGTGGCCCTGGGCCTTGGCCAGCGCCGCCGCCAGGGCGCCGATCGTCTCCGAGCGCGTCATGGCCCTAGTGCGGCGTCGGGACGGGCGCCGCGGGGTCCGGCGCGGCGGGCTCGGGGAGGCCCTGATCCGGGTGCGCGCCGGGCCGCTCGAGATCAGGGTGCTCGGGTTCGCGCGGGTCACGGCGGTCGGGCGCCGGCTTGGGTTGCGCGGGGTCGTTCGTGCCAGGGCGACGCGGGCCGGGTTGCGTTTGCATGGCTCCTCCGTGTCCGATAACTGGCCGATTTCGTCGGGCCAGGACCAGACAATCTGTGTGCTTTATTGGAACAATCGAGAGGTGTGTTAACGTCGGAGAGGGGAGGGCCGGTCTGATACTGTATATTATGTTAACCAAGGGTGTGTTCTTGTTAACATTGGTGAATCGATGCATATTCGCGTATAACAGGCTGAAATATTCAAAACTATGCAGATAGCGTCCATTATCTAGGATTATGTTAACTAGTCTTACAGCCACCCCGGCAGCAACGTCGGGGCCAACTCCCAACATTCCTGCAGTACGGGTCGCGTCGGGCCCCGTCCGGCCGGCGGTTGCCGCCGCGGCGGCGTGCATAATCATTCGGTTAACCTGGCGGCCTGGACCAGCACCGGCGCGACGGGGTCACCATCGCTGACAACAGGATCCGCGGCGTCCTCGATGAGCCAGATCCGGGCCCCGATGCCGGTCGCGTCCTCGATGCGGATGGCCGTCTCGAGACTCGGCCGCGCCTCCCCGTTCAGGTACTGGTTCAGCTTCACGCGGCTGATGCCGATCTGGTCGGCGCCCTCGCCTTGGGTCATCCGGCCACGGACCAGCCAGCGGGCCAGGAGCTCGCGCGCAGAGAGCGCCTCCGGCCGGCGCGGTTTGATGCGGGCATCTCTCATGACGCGGCCTCGTGCTGGTGCCGCGTGAGATAGACGCGCGTAAAGGAGTCGAGCGGGATTTTGCAGTACGAGGCCAGGCGGAACGCCAGCTCGGGCCGCGGGACGATCAGCCCGGCGACGATCCGCGACAGATGCGCCTGCTCGATCGTGAGCTGCCGCGCAATGTTCGCTTGCGTGTCGCCGGTCTTCTCGATGTAGGTCGCGATGTCTGGGTACATCGCTGTCGGTAATACCAAGGCGGGATGCGGCATACCGACGCATTAGTAGCAAACCGTGGCGGCTGGATCTACTTGTTTTTAAGTTATATCGCCGCGTGCCAGAGGCGCACGGACAGAGCCGCGCAGGGTGGGACTTGGACAACACCAGCCGCTGAAGTTCAGGGAATGCTATACACTTGACGAACCGCAGACACGACATTGGTCAGGGGGCCATTCTTGGCCCGGATGTCCTCGCACACGGTCAAGCTTGACGCCTGGCGCTGCCTGCGCTGCGGCCATGTCTGGCCGGTGCGCGTCAAAGGTGCCCCGCCCGTGACCTGCCCGCACTGCCGCAGTCCCTACTGGCAACGGCCCCGGCATCGCCCCGCCAAATCCTAGACCGCGATCAGCAGCGACAGGATCCAGAGCGCCAGGCCGGCCGGGACGAGCTGCACCCGGCTCGGCACGCCGAACGACGCGACGACGAAACACAGCAGCGACGCGATCAGCAGGACGAGGCGGATCGTAATCATGCATCCTCCTGCGGCGCCGCGTTCGGTCCGCCGCCACTCCCGAATTTATCTTGGAACTGGGCATCGGTCAGCACGCCCGTCGGCTGGTTCGTCCATTTGTCCGTGATGATCCAATCGGTACTCTGCACGGGATAGACCTGGCCGTTCGCGTGGACGTGCGGCGGGCCGGTCTCGACCAGCGGCGAGAGGCCGCACCGATGCAGGCCGGCCGGGTCGGGGCTCATGCCCTCGAGGTACTGCTCCGCGATCACCTTCTCCGGTTTCGCCACGTACTGTTTTTGGCTCATGGTTTCTGCACGATCCAGCTGGTATACGCATTCGCGTAGTACACCCACGCGGACATCCACGGCCCCAAGGTGTAATCCGCGTAGCCCGGCCCGATCAACCGGTTCGCGACCGCGGACGCCGCGTGTGCGTTGGACAGGACAATCGCGTTCCCGCCGCTGTTGATCAACAGGTGCTGGGTGCCGTTCACCGTGGGCGCTTTGATCCCGGTGATGTACGCGCCGGGCGCCGCGGCATTCACCATCCAGACGATCGCCGCCCCGCCGGCCGGGTCCAGATTGGCCATGACGCCCGCGACCGCGACGGCGACCGATGGCCCAAGCGCCAGCGTGGTCAGGGCCTGCGCGCCCAACCCGTCGATCTGGTTGTAGAGTTCCTGCTTCCAGGCGTTATCGATGACGGTGCCGGTCTTCCCGCTGCCGTCGTCATCGATGATGGCCGTGCGCGTGATGGGCATTAGGTGTCCGTCTTCATGATGCGCAGCCAGTCCTCGAACGTAAAGCGCGTGCTGGACGCCTGGACCAGGAACGTCGGCGGCTGCCAGGCGTAGGGGCGGAAGTTCGTGATGGTGACGGCCTGAATCCGGAACGTGCCGACGATGTTGGTCGGCGCCGGCAGGTTGACGGTGATGGTCTTGCCGACTGCCGTCGAGATGTCGCGGCAGCGGTACGAGATGCTGAGCGCGTCGAGCGGCCGGACTTGCAGCGTCGCCTGGCCGCGCGCCTTCGCTTCGGTGTAGGACAGGCGCCGATCCGCGATCCATTCCTCGCGAATGCCGGACGCGACGCCGAGCCGGGCGGCCAGCGTACTCTGCGCGGCTGTGTCGTCCACTTGGACCACGGCGTAGGCTTCATGGCCCGCCGCAAGCCCGCCCGGACCAATCGCCCGCGGCCCGGTCGTGGGGATCCCCGTGATCAGCGGTGCCGAGCGAATCGCGGTGTTGTACTGCATCGGGCCGACCACGGCGCCGAGCCCACTCGCCGGGACGCCGGTCAGTTCGGTCGCGCTCAGGCCGGTGTACCGGATCGCCTGCTCCGCGACCAGCGCCCAGCCGCCCGTCGCGCGAAACACAGACGTCGACGCCACCGGCACGATCGCCACGCCGGGATTCACGGTGCCTTCGGGCGCCTTCAGGCCGGATGTATCGCCGACCGGCGCCGCGGCGCCGAGCGTCGCATCCGCCGCGGCATCCGGCCCGTAGGTGGTCGCGGTGTTATTCGCCAGGGTGGTCACCAGCAGCAGCGGCGCCTGGTTGGCCTTGGTGCGATAGAGCTTGCGGGCGGTCGTCCCGGCCGGCCCGATCCCAATCGCCGACACGTTGACCTGGCGCGCGTTGACGGTGGCCGGTGGCGTCGGGCCAGACATCGGATTCGAGGCGCCCGACGTCGAGACTTCATACGTGTACGGCGGATTGTCCGGGTAAAGATTCTGCACGGGCGCCCAGCGATAGAACGGCCCGCCGTTCGTGGAGACGTAGACGTACACCCACTTGACGGCCGCAGGCGCCGGCATCACGACGCCGATCCGCATCTGGGCGCTGTTTGTCGGGTTCAGCGGATCGTTGTTCGAGATGGCGGTATACGCCAGACTCGGCGGGCTAATGGGGCTGTCCTGCGCCGGGTCGTTCGTCGGGCTGAAGCAATGCGCGATGGCAAACCGGAACGAGGATCCGATCGTGAAGTTCGAGCCGTAGACGCCGGGCGGCGTCGGTTGCGGCGGGTTCTGAATGACCAGCGGGGCTGTCGCGGGGCCGGCCACTGCGGTGTCGAACGTCGCCGCGGCGCTCGGTTTCGTTTCCCCGGCGGCCGTCACGAAGGTATAGGCGTAGCTGTGCGTGCCGGCTTCCATGCCGGTAGCACTCACGACCGGCCCTAGGATCGGCGCGCTGCTCGGCGCGATGCCCGGCCCGATCAGTGATCCGCCGGCGCTCGGGACGACGCCGGTAAAGTCCAGATGCTGCGCGCCGCCCTCGGCCCCGCTGAAACTGAGCTTGAGGAACACATCCGGCGCCGCAGTAATCCCGCCGACGGATTCGACCGGCAGGATCGTCTCGCCGGCATTCACGGCGGCCAGGAGCTGCGTGCCTTGATGCTCGACGTAGACCCGCGTCAGCGCCTGCGTCTGGTCCACGGTCGCCCGGACATCGGCCAGGGATGGGTGCGTCGGCGTCAGCGCCAACGGCGGGCTCATCGTCGCGTCGTCGCCGATCCAGGCGTGGACGTCCTTGGACGCATCGACAAACCAGTGACCGCCCAGCCGCCGCATCAGCCGCGTGATCACGCTCGGGATGTCCTCGTCGGTGAACGTGATTTCCAGCGCCGGCAGGTTCGCCTGGACCGCGGCGGTCGTGAACCCGTTGCCGGCCGCATACGTGGCGATCAGATCCTGAATGATGGCCGTGCCGCTCATGCCGCGGTACTGCTTCGTCACCTTCGCGAACGCCAGGAGCCAGGTGTAATCGACGGCCGAAAAGTCCGCCTGGATGTTGGCCGGCTTGTCGGCGGCGTACAGCTGGTTGCGCGTCAGGCCGTAGCCCGCGAACAGGCGCCGGCCGTTCTGGCTGCCAAGCGCGATGACCACTTCCCCGCCGGCCGGCGGGACGGCCGCATTGATGCGCAGGTTCGCCGTATCGACCACTTCATCCAGTTGCTGGGTGATGCTCAGCGAGTCGATGATCGTGCCAACCTGCGCATCGTCACGGATGAAGCCCATGTCATTGCCACCGATCGAGACATAGACCCGGCCGTCGATGTAGCCGCCGCGGCTGGCGCCGCCGCGCATGATCGCACCCAGGGCATACATCCGCGCCTTTTCCCCGGGGACTAAGGTCGCCATGATCGCCCCAGGGCCTGAATGACCAGCACCAGCGCGATCAGGATGACTGCGCACGTCTGCCGCTGGCCCGTCGTCATACCGGCACGCGGTTCCCGCCCGAGCGGTAGGACTGCATCATCGCGTCCTGCACCAGGGTGGACAGTTCATGCTGCGTAGACAGGACGGAGCCATACACGGCGATCTGGATGTTCTGGTGGCCCAGCGACCGCGGCAGCGCGTTGATTTCCCCCTGGCCCGCGACGGGGTTGCCGTAGGCGTCGTGCGCCACCCCACCCGAATCCGTCAGGATCGTCATCGCATTGCGCGCCATGCGATTGAACGGCGACGCCAGCCAGGCATCCGACGCGGCTTTGAGCGCGGCCTCGGTCGCGGACGCGGCGTCCTTCGCGGGCTGCGTCATGACGCTATCCAGCCGCCCGAACTGCTGGCCGATGCCGTTAATCATGTCGGGCACGTAGGAATGCCCCACGACCTTGTCGTACATGTTCTGGAAAAACCCGGTCACCGAATCGACCGCGCCGCGAATGCTGCCCAGGAGCGCGTTGAACTTGTCGACCAGGTACGTCTTGACCGCGTTATAGACGCCGGCGACAAACGCCGTGATCTGGTCCCAGTACTTGAAGGCCAGATAGACGCTGCCGATCGCAGCGACGGCAATCGCCACCGGCGCGGCAATCGCCGCCAGGGCGGCGCCGGCCGCGCCGAGTAAGGCCGTGATGCCCGCGGTGCCGCCGAGCAGCGCGACGAGCGGCGCGGCGGCCGTGACCAGGGCGGCGAAGGCGACCGCAATCGGGGCCAGCGCGGTGCCGAGAATGGCGACCGCGGCGATCGTCGTCTGCACGGGTTCGGGCAGCGACGTAAAGAAATTCAGGAGCGGCGTCAGCCCCTGCACGATCAGGCCGCCCACGGTCTCCTTGATTTCGCCGAACTGGTTTTCGAGGTTGGCGATCTTGCCGCTGGTGGTCTCCATGGCCGCCGCGGCCTGGCCGCCAAACTGTTTGTTCAGCGCTTCAACGATGCTGGCGAAGTCGGCCGTCTCCGGCGCCGCTTCACCAAGGATCGTCTTGAGCTTACCGAGCGATTCCCCGCCGCTGCCGAACGCCTTGGCCATCATGGTCGCGGCCGTCTCCATGTCGGTGCCCATGAAGGACGCCAGATTCGCGGCGGCATCGAGCGCGGCCTGCATCTGTTCGGGGCCGACCTTCCCGATCGACGTAAAGATGGCTTCCGACCGCAGCACGGCTTCGCCGGCGAAGGTCGTCGTCTTTTGGAACTGGTCGGCCATCGCCTGGTACTGGCTGATGACGGACGTCGTCGCCGTGCCCTGCGCCGTCAACGACGCGATCAGTTTCTGCGTGGCGGCTTCTTCTTCGGCGTAGGCGGCCACGTACTCCTTGCCGAGCGCGCCGATGTCCGACCCGAGTTGGCGGATCTGCGTCCCGACCTGCGCGGCGAGGAGGCCGACGGCCGGCGTGATCTTCTCGGTCGCCACCGTCAACTGTTCAATGTCGCCCTGCGCGGCATCGACCGCGGTTTTCCACTGGGAGAAGTCGGCGGTAAATTTGGCGTCGATGGCCATGGGGTTAGCTCGCCCGGTCCGCGGCGCGGTCTTCGGCCTGCAGCTGCTCGACGAGGATTTCGTACACGTCAGGGTCCAGGCTGGTCACCCATTCGTACCGCCACCCACAACGGCGAGCGATCGCGAGACAGGTCCGGACCCGCTCGACCCACCAGACCGTTTTTTTTCCTGCCGTGCCGCTTGGATCCGGGCGTCATGCGCCTGGACCGCCGCGACGATTTCCTGATGGTCGTCAAATTCCAGGTTCCGCAGCGCCGCGGTGACGACGTCGATCGGCTGGTTGCGAATCGAGACCACCCGGCCGTCGTCGTCGGTCAGCGACCAGTCGAGCAGGTACCCCAGCACCGTCGACAAGCCGACCTGCAGCGGATCGAGTGTCATCGATTCAGCCACGCCCGTCTTGCCGATCGTGACGCCGCCCGGGCCGCCGCCCTCGGCGGGCTTGTAGAGCCGCGCGAACACCTCGAGCTGTTCGCCGGCGGTCAACTTTTCTTTGACGATCAGGTAATCGCCGTCGCTGATCGGCAGCCGGACTTCGGTGGGTTTGACAAAGCGCGACATTAGGACACCGGCGGCCCCAGCGTGGCCGCGAGATGGGTGTGGATGAGACTCGCGGTCATGACCGGCCAGCACACAAACCCGCCGGTCCGCGGCATCCGAAATTCCAGCGGCTGTTGGCGGAGCTGGAACGGATCCGCGCGCGTTACTTCCGCGCGGAGCGTCCAGCAGCCGTAGGCCCGCTGCACGGTCCACGAGCGGCAGACCGCGGCCGTGTGATAGGACCAGGCGATATAGCCCTCGCCGCCGTGCAGCGTGAGATCCTGCGAGAACATCTACGGCTTGGCGCCGACCACCCAGGCCGTGCCGTTCCAATGCGCGAGGCTCCCGTCCGCCAGCACGATCCGTTGCCCGGTCGTCCAGGCGGTCGCTGGCGAGGCCGTGACGGTGGTCAGCGCCGCAAAGTTCGCCGGCGGCGTCGCGTTCGCCGGGGTGAAGGTGCCATTGCCGGTCCCCGGCCCCGCCGCCGTGGCGAGGACCGTGCCGGGGACGGCCCACGGGCCGGCCGCTTGCCACGTGCCTTCGACCTTCGGCGATTCGAGCGAGCAATCAATCGACGCCGACATGTACGCTTTCCCCTGAAAGAAGATGGCCGGCGAGTTGATGTTGGGCGTGAGCTTCAGGGTGCCGGCGGTCGGGCTGAGCGCCGCGCGGAACAAGGCGAGATCGGCACTGTTAAAGTGGCCGCTGACGGTCCCCTTCGCGTCGGGCATGCCGGGGAGGTAGACCTTGTTGGTGTCGCCGAAGCAGGTCACGTCCTCGTATTCCGTCGTGAATTCGCCCGTCCAGGCTTTCAGTGAAACGATCGGAACAATGGCCGTCCCCCCCGCCGGATCCCAGCCGATTTGTCCGTAGATGCCGCGTTCAATGGCCATTACGCACTCTCCTTCACGTCACCGGTCACCTGTGCGGCGCCGTGCGCATACAGACGAAACATCACGTCGGAAATCGCGACGCGGCGATAGGCCGCGGTAATCGGCTCGAAGATCGGATGGGGCTTGGAAAAGCCGCGGTTCTGTCCGGCCTTGTTCTCACGAACCTTCGTGCCGTGCTCGTAGATCCAGCCGTGCGGCGCCCGTTGCGTCAGCGACGCGCCGGCGATCACGGTCCCGCGCGCGGGCGTGATCGTCAGGCCCGCCCGCAGCCCGCCCAGCTTGGACGGATACCGCGCGGCGATGTCCCGCTTCGCCGCCTCGGCGCTCTCGAGCATGATCGCGTTCGCCTCCTCGACCAGGGTCGCGGTCAGCACTTGCAGCTCCGCGAGAAATGAATCGAGGCCGGTCCACTGCACCGTGAGTCGTCTGGGCATCAGTCGAACACCTCGTGACAGCTCAGGACGAGCTCGGTGTCGCGCGCGTCGCGATTCTCGATCGCATCGACGTGATACGTCCGGCCCTTGAGGTGGACGCGGGTCGCCGTCGTGATGCCCGGGTGATACTCGCCGGCCATCAGGGTCGCCTGGCCGGATCCGTCGTCGCGGACCTGGCAGTACCAAGTCGCTGGATTTAAAGGCAGATAGCCACTGCTGCCGTTTGGGACATCGAGCGTGACGAGCTGGTCGCGGTCTCCGAGCGCCATTTACGTCACCGTCGGATCACGATACGGGGCGAGGAGGTCGTAGATTTCCGGCCACGGGGACTTGATCGTGCCGTCGCCCCGCTCCCGGTACAGGTAGGCGGTCAACAGGTGGATCGCATGCGTGACCGCGAACGGCGCGGTCGCGGCCGTCCAGGTCTCATCGACGAAGACGTTGAGGTACGCCAGGATGGCTTCCTGCGCGGTGTTCACTTTTTGCTGAATGTCGGCGTCGTAGGCCGTGCCGGTGATCCGGAGATGGATCTTGGCTTGGTCCACGGTCCAGAGCGGCGGCAGCGTGACGCGCGAGAAGGTCGGCGGCGTCACGTCGCCAACTCCCCCACCGTCGCGGCGACTTCTTCCTCGGTCGGGCCGGGCGACGGGCGCGCCTGTTCCGCCGCCGCGTCGATCGGGATGTACTGTTGCTGCAGCACCGGCAGCTCGCCGCCCTTCACGGGGCCGAGCCCGTGGTAGGTGTCGCGGACTTCGTTGACCGACATGCCGGCGCTGATCGCCGTCTTCGCCGCATTGACGCGGGTCGCGGTATCCAGCCAGATCAACAACGTGTCATCGAACTCCAGGGCCAGGTACAACGGCAGATCGAGCCCGTCGCCCAGACACTGCGCCATCCCCACGAGCAGCGGCTCGAGACACTGCGACTTGTACTGCAGCTGCGACGCTTCGGCGTTCGCATACGGGGGCTGCTTGCTCGAATTCAGGATGCTGATCGGCATCCCGTAGACCTTACACACCTGTTCTTCGGTCCAGCCCAGTTGGGCGATCAGCTGCGCATCGGCGGCCGAGGTCGAGATGGCCTCGTATTTCATCCCGACTTCTGCGACCAGGATTTCGCCGACTTTGAAATTCGCGGCGTCCGCTTTCATCCGGGCCGCGGACGCGGGGTCGAGTTTGGTCGGCGCGATCAGGATGCCGGACGGCCGGCCGCCCTTGGCGAAAAACGTGGTACTGGTCGACTGGATCGCCTGCGCCTGGTTGATCGCGCCGGTCAGCGCCGACAGCGGCGACACGCCCATCAACGGGTGATACAGGCAGTTGTAGCGGTCGTGGATGATCTCGCGCGCCGGCACGATCACGGGCGGCGTCTCGGGCGCCAGGCCAGCGAGCTCGTGGGTCTGTAGCTCGTAGTACACGCTGCCGTCTGGCGCCACCAGCACTTTGACCTTGAGCGGATCCAGCACGTGCAGCGCGTTCACGACGCCGCGCTCGTCGCGGAATTTCAGGACGTACGTGTTCCCGTGACTCAGCTTGCTCTGAATCCACGCCGCCGTGAACTGCTGCGCGGTCTGGTAGTGATTCGGCCGGCGCAGGACCGGGGTATACGCGGAGTTCGTGGTCTCGATCCAGAAGCCGTCCGCGTCGCGCTCGAGCAGCAGCGGCGGCGCGATCTTGCCGATGTCTTCGCTGATCCGCGAGATGGTCCCGAACACGCTCGGGTTACACAGCGCGGACTCGGTGGTTAGTGGATCGTTCTGCTGCCAGGCGCCGGTATACGGCTCCTGGACGACGGGCCACCAGCCGCCGGTCCCACTACTGACCGGCGACAGCAGCGCCGCCAGCCGGGACCGGACGGTGGTCAGGACACTCACGGACTAGTCCGCGTTCTTGCCGCGCCGGGTGGTCGGCGGCGGTTCGTCCTCGGCCGCCTGGAACGCCTGCCCGTCGCTGGTTGGCGCCGGCCAGGCCGCGGCGGTCAGATACTTCACGGCGTTCGTGTTGACGCGCTTCCAGTTGATGAACCGTTCCGCGCGCAGCGCGACACAGTTCGCCTGGAACATCGACACATAGACCGTGGTCGCATCGACCGGCGACATCGGCGCTGAATCCATTTGCAGCGACGCCTCGGTACTGGCATCGATCGTCACGCCGCCATCGTCGGCGTACAGGATCAGGGCCGGCTGCATCGCGATGACTTTCGTTGTGACGGTGTTGCTGACGATGAACGTCATGCCCTTCCAGGAGCCGCCATTGAGCGCGATGCCGGGGAACTGCGGCGAGCCGTCGCTGTAGGTCTTGAAGGACAGCGCCATGGCGTTGGCCGGCGACATGATGAACGTCAGCCCGTCCACCGGAATGTTGTTGGTCGTGAAATGCGAGATGAGCCCGAGAATATCGGCGAGCGGGTTCGCGGTCGCGGCGGCGGTCGGCGCCCCGTTCGTGATGCTCGCCGGGTTCACGCCGGCCACAGCCGCCACGGCCGGGTCCGTGAACTGCGTATCGATGAAGCGCGCGATCCCGTTGACCATCTCGCGGCGCACGACGTCCTCGGCCTTCGGGTTACTGAGCTTGATCAACTCCTGCGTCAGGACGATGATCCCGGCGATTTTCGCCCAGTCGAGGGTGAGGGACGCGAAGGCCAAGGCGCTGACGGGTTTGGGCTTGGTTTCCCCAACCCAGGAATATGTCCCGCCGCCGGTCTGTTGTGGCAGCTTGACGTTGAACGGGACGGTATACAGGCCGGGGATCTTGTCCACGATGGTGGCCGCGCGCAGCAGCTCCACCATGTCATTCGAGATGTTCGGCTGGACGAGCGGCCCGGCCCAGGTCGCGTCGGTCGCGGTGCCGGCCGCCACGGCGGCTTTGAGCGCGAGCGCCACTTCCGGGGTCGAGCCGTTCCAGCGTTGCGCGTACTCATACGCCGGGACGCTGTACTGCTTGCACGCGAGCTGCGCGCAGACGTAGCGGACAAACGCGGTCCCCGGTGGCACGACGGGCGACACGCTGACCGACCGGAACGGCGACGGGGACGCCGGGACGATCGTTGCCGTCTTGCGCTGGATGGCCTCGAGGTCGCGCCAGTGATCGAGCCGCGCGTCCGCACTCTTGATCTCGAGCTTCACGTCCGCCACCGCCTGGTCTTCCGCGTTAGCGTGGAGCAGTGTTTCCATCTTGGTCGCCAGCTCGGTCCGGGTCGTCTCGAGGGTCTGGATCTGTTCAGCAGCGGTCATGTTCGGCCTTTCTGTCGCCAGTGATTTCACCAGCAGGATCGACGCGGACGCATTGGCGGGAATGGTGACGAGACTCAGCTCGCAGACTTCGCTTTTGGTGATGCGCCGCGCCTGCCGCTCGAGGATGCGCAGGCCGAGCGACACGCCGGTCAGGACGCCGGCTTTGATCGAGTGCCACGCTTCATCACAGCGCGTCTTGAACGTGCCCGGTTCCAGGACGTCAGGAATCGTGGCGTCAAAGAGAATGCCCTCGGGCGTTGCGGTCAGGGTGACCCGGCCGATCGGCTGCCGCGGGTCGTGATGCCAGAGGAGGGGCAAGGACTCGCGGAAGGTGACGCCGGCCGGGTCGAGGCTCTCGCCCTGGCGGTCCAGTTCGGGTGTGGAGGCGATGCCGCTGAACCGGCGCCCCTCGGGCGTCAGCGATTTGACGGTCAGCAGGGAGTAGGCGTGTTCCAGAATGGGACACATCCTAATCTAGGTCAGCCGATCGTGAACAGCGAATAGGACGTCTCCGTCGCCCGGTTCCGGTCCAGCACGTCGACCGCCATGATCAGCGCCACGACCGCATCGATGCGCTCGGTCGACACCCGCTTCGACGGTTTCAGGTTCCCCTCGGCATCACTTTCGACGGCCACGTTGCCCATACACCAGCGCAGCACCGGGTGCCCGTCGTGGCGCAGCTGCCGCGTCAGCACGGCCCGCTCGAGTGATTTCGTCGGCGCCGACAGCACGCTATAGGTCTGCCCCATCTTGACGCAGGGCAGGCCATCGTTATGCTCCAGGCGGTTCATCAGATCCCGCGCATTCCACGGGTCGTAGGCCACGAGCTGCACGTCGAATTCCGCACACCACGCGAGCACCGCAACCCGTACGACCTCGTAGTCGATGGCCGCCCCCGGAATCGCCGTGATCAGCCCGTCGCGCGCCCATTGCTCATAAGGCACGCGGTCGCGCCGCGCGCGGGCGCGGATGGACTCCTGCGGCACGAAGCACTGGGTGAGCACGTCAAAGCCCGCGCCCGCCGCATCGGGAAACACGGCCACCATCGCCGTGAGATCTTCCGTCGAGCTCAGATCGAGCCCCACATAGCATTTCCGCCCGCGCAGCGCGGCGCGGTCGACCGGCGCCTGGCAGGCATCCCACTGCGGCATCTGGATCCAGCGCGCGGCCTGCTCGGTCCACTGGTTGAGATACAGCCGGCGGAAGTTGTTCTCCTGCGCGGGAATTTCCTGCGCGCGGGCGCACAGAATGCGCATGTCCTCGAGCGAGCGAAAATCGCCCAGGGCCGGATTGCATTTCTTCCAGGTCGCTTCACTCGTCCAGTCGTCCGCCGGATCGGCCTCATAAATCATCGGCAGAAACGTCGGATCGAGCCGCGGATTCTCCTGCACTTTTTTCGCGTGCTGGTAGAGCTCCCAGAGGATGGAATGGCGGTCATACCCGGCCGTCGAAATCACCAACAGCAGGGGCTGCGCCCGCGCGCCCATCGACGTCGACAGCACGTCATACAGGCGCCGGTCACTCGCCGCATGGAGCTCGTCGTAAATCACGATCGAGGCGTTTAGCCCGTGCGCGGATTGCGCATCGGCCGAAATCGCGCGCAGGACACTGCCCGTGCTGGGGTGCTTGATCCGTTTCTGCGAGGCCGCCGCGTAGCACTGCTCGTCGAGCGCCGGATTGTTCCGCAACATCTGCAGCGCCACCCCGAACACCAGCGACGCCTGGTCCTTGTCGGCCGCCGCGCAGTAGACCTCGGCGCCGGCCTCCCCATCGGCCAGCAGCCCGTACAGGCCCAGGGCCGCCGCCAGCTCGGTCTTGCCGTTCTTGCGCGGCAGCATCAACAACGCCGTGCGGTACTGCCGGCGGCCGTCCCGCCGCTTCTTGAACAGCTTCCGCACCAGGGCCCGCTGCCAGGGCCGCAGATTGAACGCCTGCAGCGCA